TCTTGTTGGCCCAGGAAAAGCTTCAAAGGTAAGCGGAGACTATGCTGTTGGTTTAGGAAACAAAGTAGAGATACCTGCGGCTCACAGTGGGGCGACAGTATTAGCAGACGGTCAAGATAGGGTCCATGCTTCTAGTGGAGCACACGCTGTCACTTTAGATTTCGCTAATGGTGTTTATGTTCCTACGATTGGATATTTTGCAGAAGGATTGCATGTAAGTGGCGTTCCAGTATTAACTGGTGAGAACAACCCAGCGGAAGCGGATACTTTACAGACCGTCACGACTCGGGGTAATACAACGACAACTTCTATTCTCTCTACTGGACCGCACATCTCTGGAGTAACAGGTTTATACAGCGATAAGGTTGGTATAGGAACTAATTCACCTACGGAACTATTAGGTATCGCGCCTGATACGGATGTAAGCGCTGAAATTGGTAGGGCGCACATTGGTAATGTGGGATTCAGTGATTATGCTGGTTTCTCTCATGTAGACAACAATAGCGCGGGTAATTTTGCATTGCTGCAAGCGGCAGATGGAACCACTTTTCTAAATTGTAGCAACAACGAAGAAATCCGCTTTCAGTCCAACAACTATACATTGGGTGGCTTTAATGGTGCAAACGGTGACTTTAACATTGCTACAGACGCATTTTATGTGGACGCCTCTGAAGATAGAGTTGGAGTTGGCACAAATAGCCCATCATACACGTTAGAGGTAACGGAAAGTGACGCCTCAAGTCTGCTATCTAGATTCTACAACACGTCCACCACTAATGGTCAGGGTCTTTTAATACGGGCTGGAGAAACATCAAACGAAAATAGGGTATTACAGGTAGCTTCTAGGAATGATACCAAAATAATGACGGTTAACTCCAACGGAAGAGTTGGAATAGGGACAACCACACCCAGCACCGCTCTAGACGTAAGAGGAACTATTTCGGGATACACGGGGCTTTTTGATTCAGTGGATGTTGATGGCTCCGTTACATCCGTAACGGCTTTAACCGACGTTACAAGCACCTCTTACACCTTCGTTGCAGGCGATCAAAGTAATACGGTATCCTTTAATAACGCAAGCGCAATGACGGGACTGATACCGCCAAATAGTTCCGTGCCGTTTCCGATTGGGACAGAGATCGCGCTTTTCCAAAAGGGTGCAGGACAAGTTCATATTACAACGGGAAGTAATGCAGTAACTATAAATGCCGCAGATGGGGAAACAAAAACCCGCGTTCAATACAGTAGCGCGATGTGTTTGAAGACGGGAACTGATGGATGGTTGGTAGTGGGAGACTTAACTTCCTAAGAATCCCTCGGAGGAATTGCGTATGCGTGAAAATGTGGAGTCTGACCCTCTTGAAAGTCATTTTTATAGATATGAATAGGGATTTTTTTCCCATCCATTTCTACGGTGCCTGACAAATAGCTCTTACCCTTTTGATTCCTTTTTATCCAGAATACCCCCATCTTTTGTTGAGTCCAAGTCGAAGGTTGTTTGTCGGAGGAGTTCGATGAAATCTTTTCTGGCATGGTGTGGTAGTTTTGTATACTGTTTTTTTAAACGACGATAAACACGTCTTGATACGGCATCGTTGGGTTTGCAAATTTTCCTTAATTGTTTGGCAACTTTTTCATTCATAACTTAGCGATATAGGTTTCCGAGTCTTTTATAAAGCCTAATTTTTCATAGAAAGAGGCTACTTTGGAAGAGTTGGGGTGACCCATTACTCTATTCATTGTGACATATTTGAATTCTTTTTCTCTGGCGAACTTAAGCGCAGTAACTAATAGCTTATAGCCCACCTTAGGGTTCTTCGAAAGCCAAATATATTCTGCAAAAATCTCCTCGCCAAACTTCTCATTTTTATTATTTAAAAATGCAATCATGGCGTCACATTTATTTTGAGAATTGAAATTCCCCCACACAAAAAAGTCCCAAGCGAGGATATGTTTGTGGGCAAAAGCGTTACAAATATACTCCTTGTTATGAGTCAAGAAGTGATGCGCTTCATTCTTGTTCTCATGATCGAAGAGATCAAATATCTCGTCGGCGGCTTTTTTGAATTTTTGGGGATTTAAAATCCTTTCAATCATTGATTTAACGCTACAATTAGTTTCCTAGCTTCTTTAGCGGGGATATCTTTAAATGAGTTCCAGTCGGCTGCTGCCTCATTCCTGTATTTCTCATCTACCCATAAGTCCCTTAGAACCTTCTTACAGCCATCAAAGGAATCTACCGAGTGCTTCTCCCTTAATGTCTTTTCCAAGAGGTCTACGGGCGTAATAGGCGTAGCAATAGCATCTGCCTCAACGGCCTGACCAGCACCCTGTGATTTATCAATCTCATCCGCTCCTACAATATGAATATTTAGGTAATTACGCACACAACGAACAAAAGCACGATTGCAAGCAATCGTCTCCAAGAATTTAGCACAAAAGCTATCTGTATTAGCCAAAGTTGCATTGGCTACGTCCTCATATTCGATACCACACAGGCTTTCAAAGTTGGGTAACCAAGCAATGCGACATTTCGCCGTCACATACCCTTCTGATACATTATCAACTTCATACGCAACGCCTCTAACTCCTCTTAATTTGGCGAGTTCTTTAATTCCCCCGAGCATAATTAAAAGTTGTTTGTCGGTTAAGCCTTCAATGGAACTTGGCACGGGCTTATTACGAGCGTCAAACCACCCTTTATTTGGATAAAGGAACTCAGGCTTAATCATAGCCCTCCAATCTACTGAACCGTCATCATTGAAAATGTAATCAACGTTCTCTAGTAGCCCATCCCCTTTTCTTATGTAAAGATCTGGTCCATAAACCTTTTTGGCGGCTTTCTTTTTTGCTGTTTTACTTTGGCTCATAAATATAAAAATGGTCTGATTCTCTCCAATACTCCTCAGTATCCAACACTTTATTATTCCTGTCAAGACCTTTTTTCCAGTGAGCATAACTTAAATACTCTTTACCGCCCTCAATCAATCGTTTAGAAGAAATAAAGCGTGTGGAATCTGTTACGTCACAAGGTTTTTCCCTCGTTGGATTGTAAAGATGAATCGGAATATCAAAATACTTATTTTGCAGTATTGGTAAGTCTTCTTCGTTTTCCACAAACAAAACTACGTTGATATTTAAATTTTTTAATACTTTAAAATAGGTGTCAGGTATATCATCCCACCCAGTATCAATTAAGATGGAAAAATTTTGTATGTTATTTGCAAGAGGTTGCAGTGCATGGGGCTGAATCAATTTATTTAAACATAAAGAGGTTCGATAATTCTTACAGTAAGTAATGAATGCTTCTTCGTTGAAGCCATAATCACCCCTAACAACCAGTAACTGATTTGGCGCAAGCTTAACGGGCGTAAAGGTTGTTGGAACCACCTCTACAATACGATTAGAAAAATTACTGCCGACGTATTTAGTAGTAAAATGTATATCCTCTTTTTCTATATCAAGAAAGTCTAAAACACTCTGCGCCACAATCTCCGCATTGATTTTACTTATCTGTTTTTTAGGGTCGCTTGGACTCAAGCATGGTTTTTTATCCCACTCAGGACACAAATTAACGTTAAGTGATGGCTTAGAGAACAATGGGCGCGTAGCGTTAGGGAAAGTATTTCCAAACAGATTAACGGTTGGTATTTTCTTGGCGCTGGCCAAATGACTCATTATGCCATCCGAGCCGATATGAACCAAAGAGTTTGACAAAATAAAGCTGTTTTGTTTCAAGTTTAAGGTTAAGCCTGCGTCCACTCCAGCAATTCTAGCCTTTCCACCAAGTTGAACAATCTTTATTCCTGCTCGATCTAAAAACGGTTTAAGTAAATTTATAACTATTTCGTAATAGGGGTAATTCTTAGAATCCGTGGAATCATCATTGCTAATAGTGATATATTTTTCCATGGTTAATGGAAAGAAGTGATCCTTAATGACGGGCTGCGAGATTTTAACTCCCAAGTTTTTTGCGTATTCTTCTAATAAATGGGCCATTTTAACGGAGGGAAAATTGATGTTTATCTAAACCATTATGAAGGTATGAAACGTTTTTCTGCGTAGTTGTATGTGGATAAAAAACCATTTCAAAATGGCCTTCATAGTCCCCTATCCCCTCCATCATAAGAGAGTTCTCAAGTATAGGGGAATAAGGTAGCACTTTGTGAATGTAAGGATTATCGTCGATACAGGAAAAATATTGTGGCTGAGTAAAAAGGTATATATTGTAATTCTTGTATTGCTTTTTGAAATTTTTCATTAAAGAGTTGATCAAGAACACATCTGTATCCCCTTGAGGAATAACGATTGCGATCCTCTTGCCTTTATCATCAGGCCCTAATACTGTCTCCAGATCAGGGGTATTCCCGCGCTGGCTTTGCTCTCGGGCTACCCTATGAAAATGATCTAAAACTGCTTTAGGTGTGGTTCCACCGCGCAATTGATTAACCCAATGCTTTAATCCTTGTGAATTACGATCAACATCATCGTTCAGGATATTTTTATATATATCGACTATGAAGTCTTCCTGATTTACATAGTGTTCCTTGGGTTGATATTCAGGATTAAATGCTAGCGACTTCGATTCAAAATCATAATCGATCTCGGGCATTTCATCGATGATTTGCTCAAGCCTTTTTCCGATTACCTCAATGGAGAAGTTATCAATTGTCCACTGACGAGCTTTTTCACCAATTTCGCGGCGTGTATCATCTGACATTTTCCACACATGCTCCAATTGATTAGCGATGCTCTGAGCACATGTAGAAGCTTTTATGAACTGAGTTCCAGGTTCTCGGTATTCCGACCAATCAAGGGCTAAACCTCCTGACTCTTCAGTGCAAGTGTCTTCACCGCAAGAATAATTTGTAACCAAGGTAATTAGTTCAGTTAGCTTGGCTTCTTGAATGGGAATTTCTTGGCCACCACTAGTAAACGGATGACAATAAACATCCATAAGGTTGTAAACCTCATTCAACTGCTGCTCACTAACACCTTTAGCTGTATTGGTCGTGCTTACTGACTTTTTAGCGCCACATTTAGAACAGTTTTGCTCTTGTCCCGAAAACGGGCGAACCTGATAAGTGCTACAATTAGCGCAAATGTAAGTCGTTAAAACGTCCTGCTGTGATATAGATTTTTCTTGCAACATACGCGGGATGTCCCATCCCTCCGACCAGTGGGTATGAAGAAGTAATTTTGCCTTCGGTTCTTTCTCCTTAAATATTTTAAAGCCATCTAAGAGATTTGGAACTGTTTTTCGTAATTGATTGCGAAAAACAAAACCTATTACATACTCGTTACTTAAGCCGTGTGCCGCCCTTAATTCTTTCCTCTTCGAGTCAGGAAACTTAAAAAAGTTTTTAGTATCTAGAGATCCTCGCAATGTTTTAACATGATTGTAACCCATTTTAGTCATGGCCTTTTCTGCGAAAGAGGCCCAAACATAATAGTTTCTTATTTTAGGGGCATAATCCACTGCCTGAGGCAAAATGGGAAGACTGTCCAAAGTTGTCCAGATCATGCAGTTAATTTTATTCCACCAAGGCTTGTTGTGGAAATTATTGAATGCCCAAATATCCTCCATGCCAATATAGACATCAGGCTTGAATTCTTTTATAGCTCTATCCACTAAAGACAAGCCGTAACCTTCTGCACGTTGCTCGTCTGGCTTCAAGCGTTCAAGCTGTGGGGGCGCTGGTAATGAACCCCTGCATTCCCATGGCACCATTTTGGTTTGTGGATCTCCCCACTGTATACCATTGGCTAATTCCACTAAATTGTATTTTCCAGTATCGAACAGATACCGCATAATATTTTTTTTATTTTTACCAAAACCTGTAAACGCTCGGCAAAAATTAGAATGTATTAAAACTGTTTTCTTCTTCATTGATCCCTAAAACTTTTGTTTTTGGATAGTCTATATATATAAAGCTCTTGTAAATAAAATTTTAAGAACTCCCTTAACCCATAAGCCTCAGATACCTCTACGCCAATGCCAAATTTGTTAGCAGAATTCCTTGTTACGCCAAAAGAAAAGGCATCTGCCCCATCTTTTTTCTTGTATGGCTTAAAAGAAATGGAGGTCTTGTTGTCCTCGTAAGAGTGAAAAGCTGAAAATTGATCGTATTTTTCTATTGCAAAAATAAGTCCACCCACTTCAATCTCGTTCAGCTTAATAGAGATGGACTTCTCGGGGTTTTTTGCGTTTTCTGAAAATGACCCCGTGCGAGTCTTACTGTTCCAAGAATGCTGCTTGATTGCCCTTACATAAACGCAAGGTTCTTGATTTTTATTGTTAGCCCCTATATCGAAGCTAAAAGCGCATCCCGTATTCTTTGAATTAGGCTTGTAATACTGAACAATCATACTGATTGTATCAATAAAATACCTAAATTCAACCGCCGCCGCTTTTTTCTTTTAGAACTTCTTTATGCCTCTTCATGAAGGCTTCGTGGTTTGGTCCAGCCATGTATAAAGTTTTCCCATCGTCGGTTTTGTGAGTGTGAAAGCCATCTAAGCCAAGTTTTTTAGCGTCCTTGAGAGCTTTATCTTTTGTGTCAAAGTAGTGGGCATTAGGATCATCTTCTCCTTGTGCTTTTTTCCATGACTTTGGATCTGGCCTGTCTGAATCTCCCACTTTAGCTGGTTTGTAATCCTTACCTTCTCTTTTTTTCTTGCGCCTAATGTTTTCCCACAAGCCCCTCTTTGCTAAAGCCTCTTCTATTTCCTCTTGATCAAAAAAAGTTTCGCCGTCCCATTCATATTCTCCTCCCAAAGAACCTTCTACTTTTTTGCCAGCCCTCCACTGTTTGCAAGACCAGTAGCGAGCTTTCCACTTCGGACCTGGGTTTTCACAATTGTGCCTAGCCCTGAAACTCTTTCGACGAGCGGGATCATCCCTCTTTATTTCCATGTTTGGATCACCAAAGTTAACCTTTACAATGTTTCCTTTCTCGTTTTTGACATAAACAGAGAACTTCTTCGGGCCTTTGGGGGTGCGAAAAGGTTTATTAAGTGGCTTATTTTTATCCTCTGCTGCCGAAAAATAACATTGAGTCTCCCCCTCTTCCCCTATAGTGACAGAAGCTTTGCTTTCTGCTTTTGAAAATTGAGACGAACAAACCGCAGCCCTCTGTTTATTGTCTTTGAATTCTCCTCTTGTTGTGGGGTCACTCATGCAGCGGTCCATAAACTTAGAACGCTTCTCTCCATTGTTGGGTGTAGGTAGTGGCATACTTAAGCTTTTACACCAAAAATTGGCTCACAGATAGTCTTCATGATGAATTCTCTGTTTTTTGCAAAAAGCTGTATTCGACAAAATCTCTCGTAACAATGAGAAAAAACATCAGAAATGTTAAGGATTTTTTCAAAACGATAGGAGCCAAATAGATAAACCTCTTGTATGTAACCTAAGACTAAATCTGCCAACTTTTTTCTTAGCTGTAAATGGTAAAATTGATTATAAAGCTTTTTGTCATAGGGAATGCCGCCTTTTTCACAAAAGGTTCTTAAAAATTGATTTTCCATATCCTGATCTATTCCTGAATCTAAAATTAGATCTACAAAATCAATGAAGGGATGCCCCATGCAAACCGTATGTAGGGTGTCAAAATTAAAGGTCTCGCCATTATAAAATACAGAATCTAAAGAAATAGAAGCGTGACACTTAATGTTTAGGCTTTTTTCTACCTCCTTTGAGCATGTATCTATCTCCTCTCTAAGTTTTAATAAAAGGCTTTCGCACAATGGGTAATCAGTGTATTCCTTAAAGGCTTCCATTGCCTCCTTTGTTAGAAATTCAGTAGGGTTTAAATTGGCTTTAAATGAATTTAAAACTTTTTTGTAGGTATTTTTTACGGGTTTTGTGCCTGAAATTTGAAAATAGCAATCAAATAATTCATTCACATTTTCCACAATAACAGAACGGCCAACATTTCTCAGGCTTTCCCCTCCGAATGTTTTCGTTAGAAGATAGCCAACTTCCTCTCCAACTTTCGTGGTGCCATAAGTGATAAGTTGTGGAAATACGGGACATTTAGAACCCCTCAAAATTGTTACTTCTTTCTTTAAGGTTTGACGGGGATCACTAAGCGAGATTTTTAAGGTAAAGCTATCCCCACTGTGGTCAACGAGGAAAAAGACATCAAAATCATCAGTGACAGTCCACAGCATTATATGTTTTAGTTTGAATCGTGGACGAATTTTATGGAGAACTCTTACCGCAAATTCGCAGTCATCCTCCTGATTGCCGCCCTGAGGGAAAGCGTAAGCTTTATCTCTGAATAAAGAAGAAATTTTCATAACCTATAATAAAAAACTAACCCCCTTTTTCAAGGGGGTTAGTGGGGTTAGAGACCTAGCGCTTCGTGATCTCCCGTTTTTGGTAAAATTTTTGAGTCCGACCTAAAAAACCTTACCAAACTTTTGTTGCGCCAGACGGACACCACAAATACTTGTTTTTGCGAGTTTGCGACCCACACCAGCGTTACGGTCGTAAACCTTCACATAGTTATCTGTTTCACCCATTAACTGTACGTTAAGGGTTTCACCCCGTGTCGTGTAAAGACCAAAAAATCTACCTTTAGCGTTTCTGATGGCCTTCATTACTCTAGTGTTCACTCTCTTCATATGGCCTATATTAACTGAAAACCACATTTTTGTCAACTACTTTTATGTGAATTTTCTCTGTTTTTTTGTTCTTGACCATGAATCTGGAAAGAGGCACCTGAACAAGTGTTTTTACCAGGTTTTTAATGTGTCTGGCGTGACTATTTTTTTCTTTAATCTCGGTAAGAATGTGTTTTTTAACGCTACTGTGACATTTTAGAGTAATACCTTGTGAGCTTAACCTATGCTGAAGCTGAACAATCTCTTGGTTTATAATCTTGAGTAAGTGGCTTTGGTCTAATTCATTGAAAATTAGGATTTCATCTACCCTAGCCAGCAATTCTGGTCGAAGGTGTTTCTTCAGGGACTTTTCATAGACTCCTGAGTCTCCATCTTGCTGTGGCAAAAAACCCATGCTTCGTTTGGATTTTTCTTTATGGCCGATGTTTGAGGTCATAACTATGATCGCCTTCGTAAAATTAATCGTTCTATTAAGATTATCTGTGGCGTATCCCTCATCCAAAATATGCAGCAGCACATCTAAAATCTTGGGATCGCATTTCTCTATTTCATCAAACAAAATAACGCAATTCGGATTATTTCGGACAAACTCAGTTAAAAGACCACCTTCTTCATAACCCACATAACCTGCATTCGCGCCAATCAATTTGGAGATTCCAGTCTTATCTTGGTATTCACTCATGTTCAGTTGAATGAAGGATTTCTCGTTTCCAAAAAAATATTTTGCAATCTTTTTTGCTGTAAAGGTTTTGCCCACACTGGTTCCACCGATAAACAAGAAATTACTTAGTGGTTTTTGCGGGTCATTTAAGCCTGCTTTAGCGCAAGACAGAGCATTATCTATTGTGGCAATGTTTTCTTGCTGGCCGAACACCTCACTGTTCATGTGTTTTGCGAAGGCTGTAAAGGAAGAATTGTTTTTAGAAACAGTTTTAGGGGAAAGACCTGTTTTCTCGGAAATTACCGACACTATATCTCTTTGCCGAATCTTCTGTCTGCGGCCTTTATGGCGTTCATAATTAACCATTGTGGCTAAGTATTCCTTAAGAAGATCACTAAATTCTTGTTCGTCTAAATCTTTGTTGTTTTCTGTGCTAACTAAAAACTTGCAGAAACTATCCCTAGCGTCTTCTACTGTCGCAGGCGCATTACTATATTTAATTTTGGTTTTCGCTCCAAGCTGGTCAATGATGTCAAAGGCTTTGTCTGGAAAGCGTTTGTGGCTTAGGAATTTATCGGAGAAATCTAAAATCGTATCAATATCACTTTCGGTATATCTAACGTTGTGGAAATCCTCATAAAACGGAAGCGCGTTCATTACGATTTTTTTTGTCTGAGCCTTAGACGGTTCCTCAACGACGATTTTATCAAATCGCCTTTTCATTGCTGAGTCTTTCTCGAAAAACTTTTTATACTCTTGTAGTGTGGTCGCCCCGATACATTTAATGCTTCCCCGTGCCAAGGCAGGTTTTAGCATATTGGATGCATCCACTGCGCCCTCTGAATTTCCCGCACCAATAATTGTATGAATTTCATCAAAAAATAATATAATATTAGGCTCCTTTTCGGCTTCAGCTATTAGAGCCTTGAATCTCTCCTCAAATTCTCCGCGATACTTTGTTCCTGCTACCAGCGCACTGATGTCAACGGCGCAAATCTGCATTAGTGACATGTGTGGTGGTGATTCTTGATTGACGATTTGTTGAGCTAAACCTTCCACAATTGCCGTTTTACCAACTCCAGCTTCCCCAACTAAAATAGCATTACTTTTATTTTTTTTAGAAAGTATCTCCACAAGCCCAGCAATCTCTTCATCTCTGCCTGAAATTTTAGAAGAGCGCTTAACTAAAAACTCTTGGTTTAAATTAACACAATATTTACTTAAGTATTGTAGCGGACGCGGCTCTTCTATAGTTTTAGGCGGCTTTTGCTTCTTGCCTTCAATATATAAAAGGTTTTTTATCTGATCGTTGGGCGGAATACTGCTTTCTAGCACATAACTTTCTATAACATCCTTAGCGTGGATGGTATCCACTCCAGCGGTTCTTAAGTGCTCTATGAATGCGCCTTCCATATCCAAAATCACATATAGGATATGCTCAACACCAATAAAAAAGCTGTCAAAATTGTCTGAAAACTCCTTGGCAAAAAATATAATCTCGTTGACCTCTTCATGCCACGCACCTTGACCCTTTTTAGCCTCAAAATCTTTTTTGTTTTCCGAGGCATACTCCTTAAATACCTTAATGAAGTGACTAGGATTGAGATTTATATTATAGGATTTTAATTTTAAAATACATGTATCAGAAATATTATTTAAACAGCCATAAACAAGGTGTGCAGTGGTTACCAACGAGTGGCCATTCGCTTCAGCGAATTTTTGAGCATCTTTTAGGCCGTTTTTAGCCTTGGGGGTTAAATTGAAATCAGTTAGACCCATCATAATTAATTACACTACTTTATGTCAGATAGCTTCATGTAGATTTTATCCTTAAGCGGAAACACTTTATCAACAAATACCACATCGTCGCCTTTTGATCCATAAATTATTACTATTTCCCCTTTTTTGGGTAATTTTTTACCTGCGTCTAAATAATTAGTGAGCCGCATATCTCGCTCGCTGTCCAGAAACAGGCCATTCACACAACCAACTTCGTCCTGAAGTTGCATTCGTGCATATTTATTTCCATTCCTGCTGGTTCTACGCATGATGTCAGTTAACATTCCCACGAATTTGACGCGACCCCTATCTGCCAAATCTTTAATGATTTCAGAAGAATGAAAGTCATCCTCATGGTTAAATACTTCCCGTATATTATGTGAATAGCTATACCCCAAAAGCTTTTCTTCAAAAAACCAGTTTGCGTATTTAATATGTTTTATATTCATATTATATATCTCTTTATACGCAGTGAATTTTTTCTTCCATGTGTTAAAACGCCTCTCCGTAAACATTTTGCGATTATCATCGCCAACTGCACCCTCCTCCCATGTTCCAGCAACCGCATTTAGAATATCGTATTTGTATTTTGGCCCCAAAGCGATAAAGTTTCTCTTTTCCCTCTCCGTAAGAATATTAAATGCTTGAGCTTCTAACACTAACCTAGAACGGCTACCATCAATCAAAGAGTCTAATAAGCCAGCCTGTATAAGCGCTGAAAGAGTGCCAATATTTAATCCAGCCTGCTTGGCTGAGAGGAAGACTTCGTATTTATTATCAAATGAATCCTCCCTAAACTCCAAGAGCGCCTCTAGAACCTTATCTGACACGCCTTTAATTGAATTTAAGCCATATCTAATGTTCTTGCCCTCGATCTTAAAATCAATGTCGGATTTATTTAAATCAGGTTGCAATAATTTTATATCAAAGTGGCACAACTCCTGTGAAATTTTAGCTATTTCCTCATGTGAATTAGGTTCGTATTTAGCGTATTTCAGAAGACTCAAAAAGAACTCTTGCGGATAATTAAATTTAAGATAAACCGTCAAAGCTGCAAGATGAGCGTAACTGATAGAGTGAGACTTATTAAATGAATAATTAGCTGAATCCTCTGCAACGCGCCATAGAACATCGCCCACAGCACTGTCAAGATTGTTGTCTTTAACCTTTTGCTCAATTTTAGCCTTCCAAGCTGGCATTTGATCCACCTTCTTTTTGCCGACTATGCGCCGAAGCTGCTCGGCTTCATCAAGACTAAACCCAACCTTGACTGCCATTTTCATCAACTGCTCTTGATAAAGGGGAATACCTCCCGTATAGCTTAAAATGTCATCAAAAAACTCATGCACAGACTGCGATTCACCTGTTCGGGCATATTCTGCATAGCTATCCTTGAAATCCAAGGCCCCAGGTCTTGCAATGGCGACAACAGCAGATAGCTGTTCAAGGTTGCGGGGAGCAATTAGCTGACAGACTTTAAAGTTTGTCTCTGCCTCAATCTGAAACAATCCTTGTGGAGAGCGCAGACACGCTAATGCTGCGTATATAGAAGGGTCGTGGGGATCGATCTCAGAAGCCTTTAAGCCCACCTGCTTGCAGACATCATGGACTACCGATAACGTCCTTAAACCAAGGATATCAAATTTAACACTTAGACTGGCCACATCATTCATGTCGTAACCAGAAACCAATGCTCCATCATTGGTGGTTTGCAGTGGCATGATTTCATCCAACTCATAATAAGAAATGGATATGCCAGATGGGTGAACACCAGTGTTTTTATTTAACCCCTCCAGTTTCCTAGCGATGCGAAAAGCTTTAGAATATTTATCGGCATACCTTTTAAAGCTTTCGCTTTCTTCATAGGCCACATTTAGTTTGGCAACCTTGCCGTAATGTTTTGGAATTGTGTCGCTTATTTGATTTACCTCTGTTTCAGGTAGCTCTTCAACAATCTTACCGCATTCCTTCATGCACAGCTTCCCGCTAAGTGTATTTAGCGTTAAAATTTTAGAAGTCTTGCCGCCATACTTTTTCTCAATGTAGTCAATAACCTCTGCACGACGATCATATGAGATATCATTGTCAACATCAGCGAGAAGACTGCCATCCAAATATGTTTCCCCCTTATGCTCAATTTTTCTCGCACGGCTTTTTGAAACGAACCTTTCAAAAAACAAATCGTATTCTATGGGATCAATATTCGTTACACCAATAACATAGAGAACTAATGAGCCTGCCGCACTGCCTCGTCCTGCACCTGTGGGTATGTCATTTTCTTTGCAGAAGTTCATTATATCCCAATTCAAAAGAATATAATCTACAAAACCTAAATCATCGAAGACATTTAGCTCTTCCTTCAGTCGATCATAGTAAACTTGCGCGTTATCAAGTTTATCAATACCCCTTTGCTTCAAACGGGTAAAGCAAAGCTTCCTCAAGAACTGGAAGTTATCTTCCAGGTCACTGCAAGAAACCTCGTCATAATATTTTTTTTGTATTTTAATTTCTGGGAGTTTAACACCCACAGGAAATGGTGTATCGTAACCCGTGTATTTACTCTCTTCCATAATCGTCTGCTGATCTAACTATATCATCTTCCCCAAAATATTCTCCAGTTTGCACTTCAACAAAGATTAAATTTTTTAACCCAGTGTTTTTAACTCTATGCTTCATCAGGCGGGGTATAAAAACAGAATCACCCACCTTGCATAACCTAGCGAAATTACTGGTGATAACTAATCCTTCGCCTTCAACAACTACCCAATGCTCATCTCTCTTATGGTGGAATTGCTCACTCAGTCGCTGATCGGGCTTCACTATAATTCTTTTTACCTTGCAATAAGGCTCATCTAATAAGTGCTCAAAGGAACCCCATGGTCTTTCTTCTTTATAGTTTTTACTCATAGCTCTAAATCAAAAAGTTGTTTACGAAAAATCTTAAAATTCATTTCAATGTCATATAGCGCATCATGTAGCCTTTTTGGATCATGATCAATGTTATACTTTTTAAGCAGGGTGGCCTGAGAAGTTCTTAAGCCTCTCTCTTTGTGATTTAATAACCTGTATTGCCAGTTAATAAAATTATCTTTTTCAACGGGCATATCCTTAGCAATAGCAGTAGCTAGGGATTTTGTATCTATAATTCTATCTACATAAGAATAATCCGCATCCATACCC